CCAACTGTACATTCAGCTTCAGTTCTTTACCAGCTACACGAATAGCTTTCACTGCTAACTTACCGAAGTCTTCTGCGTGTTGTGGTATTACTTCTGCTTGGAACTCGTCGTGGATGTTAGCAACAAATGCGTACTCTCTACCGTGCTGCCATCTGCTCTTACCGAGTGCATGGAATAGCTGTATCAAAGCTACCTTCATACACACTGCTCCGGCTGATTGAAGTAACATGTTCAGTGCTGCGTGACTACTTCTGATCGGTAGTAACCTACCATCTAGTCCTTTTAGTATACCTCCATTGTTAACCTTATAATCGATAGCTTCTTTTAACTTACGCAGTGCTGGCATGTTATTCATGAACTTACGCTGCATATGTATACCTTCCTTTATTCCGCCTCCTACTATATTACCCATAAGTTCGGGGCCAGCACCATAGAGTAGGGCGTAGATGAATGTCTTAGCTTGATCTCTTGTTTCCAAACCTGCTGCTTTCTGATTAACAGTATGTATGTCATCCTCCAACAGATACCGAGCATACTCACCTCCATCATAATTAGCTAGATAGTGAGCTAACATTCTTAACTCTAATCCACTAGCATCACATCCAACCAGTTTATATCCTTCACCCGCACCGAACAATCCTCGACACTCTTCACCGTATGGAGCAGAACAACTAGGCACTTGAGCAACATTAGGATTACTATGTGTACACCTACCTGTCACAGCTCCGTTAGTATTAACGCTACCGTGTATCCTGCCATTCTTCTGTAGCTTCAACCATCCGTTGTTACCTTCCGACAGTGCACCCAATCTTTTCTGCACTAACAAATACTTAAGTAACTTCTCTCCAATCGGATGGTCAATCTTACGCAGTGCTGCTTCATCAACTTTAGGAGTGGTAGCGTCAGGTTCTTTAGGCAACTCGTATCCCAACTTCTTCAGCTGTTTAACTATCTGCTTCCTACTGCCGGGGTTAAAGGGTATGTACTTAACCTTATTCTCTAGCCTAACAGCATCATCAACACGCTTCAATACCTTACCAGCTTCACGGAGTTTGTTACGCAGTTCACCTTTAGTCTCAGCTTCAAACACCTCACCATCTAACTCAAGTCTCCAACCTGATGCTGTCTTCATCTCAACTTTAGTAGGTTCACAAACAGACTCTAACTCATCAGCTACTTCAGCCCTCTCAGACATTAACTTAAGTTCTAACTCTTCAGCTTTCTTTACATTAAACGCAAAGCCGTGTCGTTCCTGTTGGTTGATGATAAAGGCAAACAAATGTTCATACTCTAACATCTTAATGCTAGGCTCTTGCTTTAGTAAGTGATCATATAAAAGCTGTGTAACTACACAGTCACGCTCACAGTACTTACGCATCTCATCATTGTAACTATCAAACGCACCGTCTTGCTCGCCATATGTTAGCTTTGTTAGATTGTTTAAGCGTAATCCCCAAGACCTTAGAGAGTGAGAACCTGGACCAAAGTCTTCGTTGAACTGTCTAACTACTTTCTCAAACACATAATCCTCTACGAACTTTTTTGTTTGATCCTTATTTAGTCCTTGCTCTTTAGCCATTTCCATAGCCTTCTGTGCGTGAGGTCTACTTAATTCAGTACGCTTCTGTATATCTAGTTCTCTTAAGTTAGGAAAGATACAACGACTCATTACCATTGTATCAATAACTTTTACTAGAGGCGGAGAAAAACTAGGATCAACTACTTTCTTCAGTGCAGGTATATCGAACTTGATAACATTGTGTCCGACGATGCGGTCTGCTCCTTTTAGTGCTGTAATACCACGGTGCATACTCTCTCCTGCGAAAGTACCCAGCTTAGGTATCATAGCATCGTATAAGCTTAAGCAGTGTACAGTGTGTAAGTCCGTCAGATTAGTGAAGTCTTCAAGAGGATTTGTTTCTATATCAAAGAATAGTGTTCTCATGCTTCCTCCTCCAATACTTTACTCATCTTTCCGTACATAACATAAAGCTCTTCGTTATCCTGTAGATATTTCTTTAAGACTTTACGGAGCACTGCATTAAACTCTTCGTGTCCAAATAAATCTAATTCTTTGTATGTATCCCTGAAGTATTTACTGTTATGTTGGAATGCTCCGTCTTGGAACCTCAAGTAGTTTACTAGTTCTGCCTGTGCACCGTTAACCATAGCACTCGCAAGGAACTCTATCTGATTATCTGTTAGTTGTTTCATTTATTAGAATGGTTGGTTGTTAGTTTCTTCTTGTTCTTCTTCATCATCACTTGATAGCCACGCTTCTTCTTCTCGCTTTCTTTCTAGCTTCTTCTCTTTCTTTCTTTTTCTTGTTGTATTCTTTAGCTATAAATCTACGAGCTACATCTTCCAGCTCCATACCGAACTCATAAATAACTTGAGGGTCTGAGGTTAACTGATGTGCTCCGTATTTTTCTAGAACTTCGTTCGGTACTTTGGCGGCAGCTTCGGCTAAATCTCTATAGAATTTACCTGCTTCAAACAAGAACCATAAATCATCTTGATCGAGGGCTGGTCTCCATGTTCGACATGATTTTTTATTTGGAAGGATAGATGGCATAATTAGAATGGTTCATTATTATTATTTGTTTCTTCAAAGGTACTAGCCCTCTCTTCCTCGGTGCATCGTCCGGTGTCTATGTTGTAATACAATGTACTACAGTGTCCGGTCTCACCACTGAATCGATTCTTCAGTACTCTTACTTTTGTTTCGTTGGATAGTCTGTCGCTTTGTTGGTTGCGTTCCAATCCGATGACCATGTCCGATAGCTGTGCTATTGCTTGACTGCCTCTCAGGTGATGCAGACTTACTCGTCCACCCTCTTCATGTCCAGTATCCACACGCTTCAAGTGACTGACCAATACCATACCACACCCTGTCTCCTCAACAAGAGATCGTAGCTTGGTCATTGTATTATCTATCAGTCTGCGTTCATCGTCTCCTTGGATACCACTAACAACAATCGATAGGTGGTCCAGGAATATCCATTTACAATCGAATCCTTTAATCAGATACCTAATCTTAGATAACAGATTGTCGGACTCCATTGACCCGAAGTGATCGTAGGTGTAGAACTTACCGTTACCTACTGTCTTATCGAACGCAGGTCTCAGTTCATTCTCATCTAACATATCATCATCTAGATGTAGTGGTTTGTTCATGTGGATACCAAGGATACCTAGTGCTGTACGCCTGACAGATTCTTCAAGAGCGATGTAACCAACAGACTCACCCAGTCCTAACAGATGGTGTGCGATCTCACGACAGAACAAAGACTTCCCGATACCACTACCAGCAGTAACAGTAACAAGTTCACCCAACCTCATACCGTGAGTGATACTGTTCAGTCCGATAAACGGATACGGTTTGCTTTTGTGTTCCTCCTTATGAGAGATAACATCCCATAGTTCCTTACCGTTTACGATACCGTCCGGTCTGTACTCACGAGCGTCGAACAAGCACTGCACTAACTCTTTACTTCTGTTAGCAACAAGCATATCGTTCGCATCCTTTAGTGGTAGCTCTGCGATGTGTGCTTTGCCGGGTGTTAAGAGTGCTGCACATTCTGCTGCTCCCTTTCGTCCGACATCATCCATGTCAAAGCAGAAGACAACTTGTTCATAACGATCTAACCAATCGATAGCTTGTGCTATAAACTTCTTAGCTGCTCCTGCTCCGTTAGGTACACTGACGACTGGCCACTTGTTATCGAAAGCTTGGCTGATACTTAACGCATCCACCTCTCCCTCACATACAACCACTCGTCTGCCTCCGTCTCGCCAAAGGTGCTGACCGTACAATCCAATCAGCTCACCCCTAACCCTGAAACTTTTGTCAGCGAACCTAAGCTTCTGAGCACATGTCTTACCGTCTCTTGTCTTATAGTTAGCTATTTGTACGGGCTGACCATCCACCACACCCATCCAATAGCCCCACTTTCGGCAGGTATCTTCAGTTAGGTTTCTTCGTGCTATTGCTTGAGGCTGACCGCTTACAAACTCTCTCGGTGTTGGTTCGCTCACTCGTTCTCCTCCTCCAGCGTGACTGTTGCAACTGAAACAATGCCAGCTTCCGTCGTCGTTAGTGGCTCTTGCATCACTTGATCCGCACTTAGGGCAGGGTTGGTGTGTGTTGGTGAAAGCCATGATTTTGGTATAGTTTTATTTGCATATATTATGTTTTTCTTTTCGCACCAACGAGCGTAGGTAGTGTTACTTCCTTTCCGTATCTTATTAAAAGCATTCATAAATACGAGACGGATGTCTAGATGTGGATGTTGTTCTCGTACTAGTAGATGCTTCGTTCGATCCTCCACCGTCCATACACCCTTGGCTTCAATGATGATGCCGTTGGGTAGTATGAAATCGGGAGTGTAAGTTGCTACCTTTCTGTACTCTAACTTTACTGTTTCGTACTCAAAAGCAACACCACTACGCTGTAGCTGGTTAGCTAAGGTTTGTTCGAATCCAGAGCGGTACTTAGAAGTTGGCGATGACCTCTTCTTCCGTTTCTTCCGCATCGAATCCACCCTCTAAGTTCTCACCGCCATTAACAAATCCTTCTTCTTGTTCAGTGAATCCGAAGGAACTAGCAGCCTTAGCTGACACACCTCCTTCACCAAGCTTCAAGACTTGTACAGCTTCTAACTTGAAGGTCACTCCAAACCCAATAGCCGGACTGTTGTAAAAGCTAGGACGAAACGCTACTACTACTTCACTACCGCTCCACACTTGCACATCATCTTTTATTGGTTGAGCTTTGGAATCATATAGAGGCATGGATCGGTGATATGTTTCACCTGTACTTTTAAGCCTACCTCCGCCCTCCAGCTTCGTTTTAACAAGGAACCCACCATCAACTTCTTCAATGGGAAATTCACGCTGAGTTAACTTCTTACCGGGCTTTTCTTGCTGTGCTTCCTGCAACTCCTGTTCATACAGAGGTCTAAGTGTAGCTTTGATAGCATCAGCTTGCTCTTTATCCACAATAACATCACAAGTATACACGCCAAACTCTGGCTCAAATTTTTTGTAAGGTTCTGTGACATGTGGATACCTAGCCGTACCCTTTGCTTTTATTATTTGGTGTTTTGTTCTACTTTTTAGTGCCATATCTATTTTATTATTGGTTAAGACAACAGATACTTCATACGCTTTACTGCCGAGACATCAAGGTCTCCAAGTTCCGGCACGGATGGAAGTTCTGCGGTCGTGTTGTTGTTGATTTGCTCCATTCGGAACTCAGTCAGGAGATCAACAGAAAATGTCTTTGTATATGTTTCTCGTACAATTGTATTCATTCTTCGTACATTACAAGCGTGAGTCACAAAGCAGTCATGTATAGTAGCGAGATCAAAGTCAACCTCATTAGCTACTTGGTGAACAATACAAGCGTCCAGACTGTGGATAAAGTTAGCAGTCACTGCGTTGCCGTGTTGCTTGCTATCTATCTCATCTGTCTCAGTGTGAGTGCGTACATATACAGTAGTGTTATCAAATACAGATTCTAAATCTATCTTCTTGTACTTGCGAAAGCTCTGCTTAACTTTAAATCCAGTAGGTGTAGTCCAAGTAATACCGTTCTCGTAAGGTAAGCATCTGATAGTATCTCGTAGATACCTCATCACTTTCTTAACTGGTTCACATACCTCATCTGCTATCTTGTTAATGATATTACTTATCCAAATAACAGCAGTTAACATCTCACCAGTACTACTCCACGGATGGTTAACTCCTATACTCTTAAATAAATCCTGAACTAAGTTGTAACTAGTAGCTCCATACGGACGGTTCATCACTGCCATTTTAGCAATCTTTCTTTTTATACCGTATTGCATCCAACTCTTAGCAATAACACCACCATCTTTTACTAAGTCATCATGTATACAATCTGCTACATATTGATACATATCATTAGCTTGGTCCTCTTCTACCAGGTTGCACATCCGTCCGGTCTCTTTGTCCCGTAACAACAACGATAGTATCTGCATACCATTATTGGAACAGTCCTGACGCACAGGCAGATAGCTAACATATCCGTATCCCTCCTCCGTAAACTTCTTAAACTCCAAACAGAAACGCAGGAAACAAAACGGATCACTAGCCTCAGTCCACCAATCGGTTCCGTGTGGATCATTCGCGGCTTCAAGTATAAACTTCTGTCGTTTACCTACCCACTCTAGCCTCTCCGCTCTTGTACCCTTCACTCCCCACATGTTCGCACCGTGTACCAGTACAGCTTCCAAGTCCTCTTCATCCACCACTTGTTGACCATTCTTAAAGTCTAACAAACTCTTAGCTAAATCAGAACCTTGTGGGTGTAAATAATACGGAATAGCGTACACTCGGCCTCTGTAATCACAACGATACGGAAAGTATATCTTATCCCACTTACTGTACATTTTAGCCAAGTGTAAAATACGACAAGCTTGGTATCTTTTAGAGCTGTTACTGGCGTTGGTCTGTTTAATATCTTTCTGTTTTAATTTCCAGATACTCAGCTCCTGTTCATCACCACCTGTGTAGTATGGTTGCTCAGGTATCTCTCCAAAATTAGGTATGTTTCCTACTACCCGTTCATTCTCCCAACACTTCAATGTAATATCTAACATGACGCTGTTGATCTGCCACTCTACCTTCTGTAATCGGTTAACAGCAGACATTACATGCTCGTAGTTATTCCCTTCAAACCATTCAACAGGTTTACCAGTAAAGAATTTCTGTGCAGGTAGTTGTTCTATATCGTATCCACCACCCATCAGTCCGTGCCACTCAACAGGTCGGTCAGGTAATGCCATCTTAAACACCTGCCCCGCTTCTTTCCACTTATCAAAGCGATGTATCCAGTCCTTAAACTCAGTGGTAGGTAATACAAAGCGTTCCGGCATGTTACTTTTTGTACTGTCACGCATACCCACTTTAAATAGACCAGTCTGCTGTCTGATTTCCTCCAACAACCACAGTCCCAGTCCTACCTTAGCCTTGTGATGCCATAATTCAAACCGTACATCTTCGTATTTATAAAACTGTTTAATCTTACTCTGTTTTTTACGGTCAGGTATAGCTAACAGGTCTTGCTTGTTGTGACTCAAGTTCTCAAGTGCATACTTCCACCTAGCCTCATTCTCAAATGCTTTGCCGATACGGTGACCCATCTTTCCAATGGCTAAATGGTTGTCCAAGTTATTAAGGAATGTACGCAAAGCAATAACAGCAATTTCATACGGACACATATCCATGACGAAGGTCAGGTAAAGTGGTGTTGTGTACCCTGGACCGGAGAACTGATCGATGATGTGTTTGACCCTGTCTCCTAACTTCGGAGCACAACTCTGTAACATCCGCTTGCACGATGCTGTGTGACTACTCTCTCCCTCCTGTCTGAGTTTCGCTTGTCGGTTGCGATACGCTACCTTACCCCACTCACGCATCCTAGCTACATGACCCTTACTCATCTGTATAATTATTCTCGTTCTTAAAGTTAAACCATCCAGTGTTCATCACTCTCGGTTTGGATGTGCGATAAGCGATTAAGTTACCGTCCTCATCACGGACATATTCACCGTTTTTATCCCGCTTGAAACCAGTTATCTGATAGTTATTCCAGAAATACCTGAACCCATCGTGAATAGCTTTGTGGTCAATCGGTTTAGTTGGAATATTAATCCATCCGTCTTCGTAATAATCTTCGGTGCTCATCTCTCAGTATGTCAGCTTCAGCCTCCCAAAATAAGTCAGCTCTTTCTCGGATCGTCGTATCCTTCTCTGGTGAGCCACTCTTCAATAGCTTCTTCATCACCTTCAAATTCTTCAAGCTCTTTAAGAAGCCACTCTCTCTCTCTTTCTTCATAGTCTGCATCATCGTATGGGTTTCCTCGGTTAATATAACTGTCGTAATTTACTCCGTTCATTCTTCCTCCAGTTTCTCCAAGTGTTCTTTATAGAGTTGTAAGGACAGGTAAAGGTCAAGCCATCTTCCATCCAACTCTCGGTTCATATCGTTATTAAAAATGTGGAACATAAGTTCCTCGGTCATGTCTATTGGGTCAAGTATGTGAATCGCAGGGGATTGCATCGTGTTAACTTGCTTCGCCCGATTAACACTCGTGGTTTCTTTCATAGCATATCGTGGGCCCAGGCAAAGATCAGTAAGCCAGCTAAGACAAACATTCCAAAGGTAAGTAGGCTCATAGTGGATTGTTTGTGTTCTGTCGGATCATTCCTTCAATCGTTGAAGATCGGTTAATCAGTTCCGCTTGTAGCTCCTCCAGTCTGTCACGGACAGTTAAATTATCCGGAAGCTTTTGCTTAACGGACAGGTAATGATGGATCAAAGCTTTAATGTGATCCGTATCTAAATCTTGCATTGGTAAAAAGTCGGTTAAGTTATCAGTCATTTATTAAGCATTGTGGACAGGTAAGTTGTGCCTCCATTTTTGGAGATGTCAACCCGCAAGTATCACAAGCTTCACGGACAGGTAAGGATCGGTTTCTATAGTATTGCTTCAATGTCTTTTCAATATCGCTGTACATAGCCTCCTTTGACGGGCTTTGACCGCTTATCGGTAACTCCCTACATCCCCACGCAATAAAAGGCAGTGAGGAGCTGTGAGAGTCGATCCGATAGTGGAACTGTAGGTTTTGGTAGATAAAACTTACTGACATAGTTCAACCTCGGTTAATAGTTTGGTTAGGTAAAAGTTATCTATGTGGACGCATCGGTTGCCTTGTAGGGATGTAAAAATCAATACAACTTTGCCTTTTAATTTATCCCCTAAATCGTTTCGATATGTGACAAGATCACCTTCTTTAATTTGTTTTATTTTCATATTATTTAATTAATTTAGCATTGTGGAATCTAAGGTTAAGAGCTATTGCTAGTCTTTTACCTGCTTCTCTGGCTTTTGTTTGAGAGTTTTCTGTGATGGTTGCAACAGGTTTCGGTTTGTTAACCTTGTCCAAGCAGATTACTTCATATTGTTGTTTCATACGGTAACTTTAGGTTTTAACAAGATTCCTGATGTGTGAGCATGGCAAGCTATGTCGTATTGAATAGCAACAGCTTTAACTCTATCAAACAGCTTATCTGTTAGCTTGTCTTGAATGGTTATAGTTATTTCTTTGCCGTTGCCAGCAACAGCTTTGCAATATGATTCAATTAAGTTCATGAGGTAAAGTAGATCAAAGCGAATAGCCAAAAACTACCAAAGGCTAAGATGATGAATAAGGAGTCTTTTAGGAGGTCAATGAGTTTTTGTTTCATAGTGATTAGTTAAATAGAGGATTTTTAGAGATTCGTGTGAGTTTACGCTTTGCACCGATTAAGGTATTACATAAATCAGGAAAAGCGTGTGAGTTATAACTAACTTTGATTTCTTCAGTATGCGTTACGCTGTTGTAACAAATGTGAATGAAACCGCCTCGATAAGGTATAGTATTAAAACAATTCTTACTCATTATGCTACCACCTCCGATTCAATATGTTGATAAGCTGAATGGATGCCGTTGCGAATAAGAAAGAAAGCAATCCAAGTAATGTGAGCATTTATATCACCTTCAAACTCAAAGCCGTTGTCTTGAACTTCCTCTACAGCCTGCATGAATAGCTCATGGTTATATTCTCGCATCATGTTCACTAAATCCCACGCTTTGCTGTAATAGATAACATATTGGCAACCATCAGCGATTTCATGGATGCGTTCAGTCAATTCAATATCGTCTGAGTAGCTATCGTTAATATCTTCAGCCAAGCGTTGGCAGTAGTCTATATATTCTTTGTAATTTTTCATTCTATTTGGTGTTATTGATTTGTTAGGAAATAAGTTTGCCGGTGTGAGCACAGAAAATCTCTTCATCTGTTTCTTGTACACTTGCCATTCCAATAATGTTCCAGCCGTCTCGCATGTTGTTACGCATGGAATAAAAGATTTCCTCTAAGTTCTCAAATACAGCGTCAAAGGACAAACAAGCACCATCTTCTGTAATGAAGTATAAAGTATACATTCCAACTGAAGTATATTGACCCGCACGCAAACAAGCTTTTAACTTATTGATGCTGTCAATCTCTCTGTAATGTTTTGATACATCTCTTCTGACAGGTTTTAGATCACCACAGAATCCAAGCTTGTCTATTCTGTAAAGATCACCTTCGAAGGTGTAAAGCTTTTGAGTTTTGTCTGAAGGACTGAATGATTTTAATAGGTACATGATATATTTTTGGTTTTGGTTGTTTGAATTAAGAGTTTGCAAATTGCACACCTACAACATCAACAACATTGCAAGACAAGCCAAATTCTGGAGTAGTGCAAAAATATTCTGCTTCATCCAAAATGTCCCAAGTGTCAATGTAGTGCTCTCTAGCAAGAAAAGCATCGATGCTGTCAATGTCGTCTTGCTCTAGACCGCTGTCGTCTCCGTTGTAGATATAGCTAAGTGCATAGCTAGGTATTTGATAGGTATATTCGTTATTCATAAGATATTTTGGTTTTGATCGAAAGCTGAATTACTAGCGATGTTGAAAAGCTATGTCAGAATTTTATTTGATTGCAAATCTTTTTTTTCAAGATTGTTGTAAGTTGCTGTAAATCAGCGAAATACAAAATGAAAAAAGTTTACTGATCTTTACTAAGTCAAAGCAATCTCGTATATAAAGCATTGAATAACAATAGTTTATGAGAATAAAAAAGCTAAGTGCTAGTGTTTAAGCGGTATTGATTCAAGTTTCAATCATTTCAAAAATAAATGAAAATAGAACATCGAAAGAGAAAAAGATACAAACAAGCAATTCATGCAAATACACTAACAACGCGACTAACAAAAGCCCTGAATCAGTGACGCAAACAGCCTGCAATCTCTATCGATTTGCGAAAAAAAACCTCACTCACTAAGTGCAACGGATTTTAAATCCGCGGTTTTAGCCCTTTAATAAAAGGTTCAACTGTTTTTGTAGCCACTTTGTAGCCACATTTACTTGCTTTCGCGTACCTTTTATCCCTCCCCTATAATAATCTTACGGGTATGCGGGGGATTAATAACGCACGCGTATATAGCGTAAGCCCCTCAGATTTTTCTACCGAATCTTTTTGGAGTGCTACTTATCGCTTGTTATCTCAAGCATCTACATACTCTTCTAGACCAGCCCTTATAGCTATGCTTATATAGTCTTCATCGGATGCTACTTCTTTGCCCCATTTAACAAGCATTTTGTGGGTTTTATCTTCCATCTCCAGGTTTAGCTTTACGAACAGCTCTTCCTCTTCAGATATAATTTTAATGATCGGAAGGTCTGGAGCGGAGCGACTAGAAGCTTGGGTCAAAGGTGTCGTCATTGTTATCGTCTTCGATAGGTTCTCCTTCAAAGATAACATCATCTGATTCAGTCAGTACAGATAGTTTACAGAAGTCCAGACACCCTGCTATTGTATAGTCGTTAAGATCGTACTCTCTTTTAAATCGATACACGAGCTTTGCTAGTTCGTACTGGAAGGTGTCTGTTTGATCGTTGATATTCATCACTTCGTTCTTCCTAACGCTTTAACATTCTTCGAATGATTAATACTTATGTTCATGAGTTATAACCATATCATAAGACGAGACGATTTCATAGGTAAATCTGTTGTACGATTCTTGACTAGTGTTTATCTAGCATCTTGAAAAAAAAGCTTTACATGTTTCCTTCGGCTGTCTATCGTTATAATATTGATATTAAGATAGTACCTATAACTGTACTTAAAAATAATTATAGGTATTAAACAACAAGTGTACAAGCACTTCGCTTTAGAGTCGTATAAGTTGTAGCTGCTGCTACCTTCCTTTTAACAAAGATAACATTAGCAGATACTTCAACATCCATCAGATTAGTTACAGCTGTTGAACAGCTCATACTTTATCGCTAACGCTCTATCGTCTTTACTCACTATCGTTCGATAAAGACTCATTCGTTCTTTCGCTGTTACTTTAACAAAGGAGACTAATAACAACTCTTTAACTTTAACTTTTAAGGATAGGTGTGTTTATAAATAAACCACATAGTAAATCTAAAGTTAGACTTTAGGATTACAAGGTATAGCTATAACAATATAACTGTATTTAAACTAACTACAACAGCACTATATATATCTATTAAAGAGAGCTATTGGTGAACGGAGTGAGCAATAGCGATGAGAACGAAGAGAACAAGATTTGTTATACCCAAGTTAAAGAGGTTTTGTTATTACTTCTTTTATGAAAGCTATCAGTAAACTTTGTTAGTTCTTCATGAAGCAACTCTTGTTGTCTATCAATCATAGATTGGTTAACATCAGCAGCCATCTGCTGCACCCAATAACCAACAGCTATTGATAAAGCATCAAGACGGTCATCATGTACTAAGCTACCTCTATCTCTTGTTATCCTACTTAACTGATACATCATCATGTACCTGGTTTGTTGTTCAATAGGATAGCTAAGAGCAGACCTGTAGTCATCAGCGATGACGGAAGGATCAACGATTAGACGGTGACTATTGAGTACAGGTTCAAGGGTATCAACAATCCGTAGCTCCTTCTGTTTGTTATGTCTGACTTCTTCTATAGTTACAGGATAGGTTGTTCTAAACAGAGGCTTTATCAGCTCCATAAACATACCGTCACCAAAGTTAGACTCGATCACTACTTTGTTAACTTTGTTATCTTTTGCTATAGCTACTAGTTGTTGTAAGGTTTTAGTATCGTACCCACCTTTTATACCACCAGCATCCGGAACAAACAACTGACCGTTAAGCATCTTTACCACAGCGTACCCTGTTTCATCCTTACCGCGACCAGATGGGTCAATAGATAGCACAGAACCTGTGTACGGTATCATATCACCAACGGTGTTAGCAGGTCTTCTGTATCGATCCCCAGCTAATCCTACATTAGGTAATTCTCTATCACAGTTATCAGGGTCACTGGACCACACGATCTTTTCAGGAGCTACATCCACATCAACATCTGTTATGATCAGATCGTTAATCTTTAATGGGTATCTATCAGCGTCACTTAGCTTAGGATTCAACATGAACTGAAGAGCGTATCCGGTACGACCGTACGACATCTTTCTTTCTTCTAGGTCCAGATCAGTGAACCGTAAGGGTTCTGTAGAAGTACCAACAGTCTCAGGAGTTATGTTATCCGCTATAAGAGGTGCTAGATCGCCTCCGTAGTTATTGGTAGCTTCTACCTCATCTGGATACTCTGAAGGCCATATACGGCTCTTGTAGCCCCTCTCTCGCAGTTTGTTATAGATAGAGTCCTCACACTGTGGAGTACCAAGAAAGATAATACGGGAGGTGTCCAATGGTTTAATGATAGCGTCAAACTCTTTTACTTGTTCATCCAGTTTATCCCTCATTCCTTGAGTAGCACTGTTGTTAGCTACTTCCACATCGTCTGCCACGATTATATCAGCACGAGAACCTGTTAGCTGGGATGATATACCTAGGGACTTAACGGAGGGTGCGTGAGAGGCAGGAGCAGGTCCTACATCAAATGCTATCTTACTGAATCGTTGGTTCTCTGATGGTTTTAATCCTTGTAAAATGGGAATCTCCTGAATGATTCGAAGTGTAAAGGTAGAGAAGTCATCTGATCGATTCTTACTAGCTGATACAACAAGTATGTTCTTAGATGGGTCCAGCAGTAGCTGATGTACTACAAAGGCACTCGTAATCCAACTTTTTCCTACGCCCCGGAACGCCATGATAACAGACCGCTTAGGTCCGTGTTGCAGGTACTCAGCGATGTCGTATTGGAGTTCTGTAGGATCAGGAAGGTTTAAATGTTTCCAAACCAGGAATAGAAAGTTTCTAAAGTCCCGTAGCTTGGGCGGTATCTCTTGGTGTTTCTTCTTCAAATGGTAAAGTTTTCAAGTCATTAGCTAACGCTTCTAACGGCGTACCAACTCCTGAGTCCATGACAACATTGTTATCTTTGAGGAACTGTCTTGCTCCGTTAAGAAGAGCAGCGTTGTACTCCCCCATATCCTCCATCAGATCGATACTATTACGATACGCACCTGCTATCTTATCGTGCAGTTTACTTCCCTCTTTATGACTTAGCATGATGTTATCCTACTATCTGTTGTTATCTTTGTAAACAAAAAGAGGCAGCCCGATTGGACTGCCCCTTAATGATGGATGAGCTAAATCTTAGCTTAAAGCAGACTCAAACTCAGCGACTGTTCCTAACTCTGTACCGTTATGGTAGAGGTTAGCGTCTAAGTCAGCAAGAGAAGCACTACCGTCAGTCGAAGAGATGTCAGTAGCAGCAGCAGTTGCGGAAGTAGAGAGAACCTTGAACTTGTCGTCTCCTTCGTCCCAGATAAAAGCAACATTGCTTTCGGAAGAACCACGCTCAACAACAAAACCTCCGTCATTGGAAGCATTGGTTCCGGAACCTGCACCTTTAGAAAGGTTCATGATGCTGTCAGTAACATCGATGTTAGTGGTGTTTACGGAAGTCGTAGTACCATTAACAGTCAAGTTACCGCTGAATGTAGCGTTGGCAGCCGAGATGTTACCACTGAACGAAGCAGAGTTACCGTCAGAAGCGAGGGAACCAGCTTGAGTTTGCAGAGCAGAGATGTCGCTGTCGTTGCTGCTGATAGCAGAAGTGTTAGCGGATACGTCGGACTGCAAGGAAGAGATGTCACTATCATTCGAAGAAACGTTCGATTGAAGAGTGGTGATGTCAGACTGAGCAGTTGAAACGTCAGATTGAAGGGAGCTGATGTCCGAGTCATTGCTGCTTACGTTAGATTGTAAGGTAGAAATGTC